ACGTCGGTCCCTCTGTCATTGCGAGGGCACGAAGTGCCCGCGGCAATCCGCGTCCCCAAAAAGAGAATACGGATTCCCACGACCAGTGTGCGCACTGGTCTCAGAATGACAGGGCGGGGAAACGTCCGTCCTCCCTCTGTCATTGCGAGGGCACGAAGTGCCCGCGGCAATCCGCGTCTCCAAAAAAAGAATACGGATTCCCACGCCAGTGACGTCGGTCACTGGCTCGGAATGACAGGGCGGGGAAACGTCCGTCCTTCCTTCTGTCATTGCGAGCGCGGCGCGGCCATCCGCGGCCACAAAGGACGGATTCCTACGTCACCAGTCTGCGGACTGGCTCCTCGGAATGACAAGGCGGGGGACGTCGGTCCCTCTGTCATTGCGAGGGCACGAAGTGCCCGCGGCAATCCGCGTCCCCAAAAAGAGAATACGGATTCCCACGACCAGTGTGCGCACTGGTCTCGGAATGACAGGGCGGAGAAACGTCTGTCCTCCCTCTGTCATTGCGAGGGCCGCTTGCGGCCCGCGGCAATCCGTCTCCCTGACAGCCGCCCCAGCCCGGCCAGCTGCACCGCGGCGGCGGGGAGCACCGGGGCGGTGTACCGGTCCACCACCAGCCCCACGGACGTGAGCAGCGCCAGCAAGAGCGCCAGGAGCGTCACGGCCAGGAGCACGCCCCGCGCCGCCGGGAAGGCCCGGGCCCCCAGGAGCCCGGCGAGGAAGGCCAGGACCAGCAGCCCGTACCAGCCCCGGACAAAGAGCCGGACGAACTTTTCGGCGGTGTTCTTCAAAAACGTCCCGGGGTTCTCCCGGACCCATTGCCGGGCCAGGGCCCCCAGCTCCTCGTTTTTCTCCGTGAAGTCCAGGGATTCGTCCGCCATGATCTCCCCGTACTCCGGCCCCACGAACTCGCCCCGCTTCGCGGTGGAGTAGGCATAGGTCCTGGTATGGGCGTTGTTGGCCATGTAGAGGTCGCCCCCGGAGTAGTTCTCCAGCAGCACCGCCCGGCCGCTCTCCCGCGCGTTGAGCCGGGCGTTCCCCAGCAGCACCAGCCCCGGCACCGCCAGCAGCAGCAAAAAGCCCCAGGCGGAGATCTCCCGCCGCCGGAGGGCGGGGAGGGTGCCCAGCACCGCCGCGGCGTAGACCACCGAGAGGAAGGGCCGGACGGCGAAGGCCAGAAAGCCCGCGATGTGGAGCCAGACCACCCGCCTTCGCCGGGACATGGCCTTGTCCGTCGCCAGGGCCAGCAAAAGACAGAGGAAAAAGAGACAGTAGTGCTCCGCCAGGATGTCGCAGGGGCTCAGCCGGAGAAAGGCCGTCATCCCCAGGTAGAGCGCGGGGGCGAGCCCGCCCCGGCCGAAGAGGTTTTCCTCCGCCCGGAAGAGGCACAGGCAGCTCCCCCCGAAGAGCAGAAACTGCACGGCCACGATCCCCCCCAGCCCCAGCCCCAGGGCCCGGAGGACCGTGAGGATCAGCGGCAGCCCGAAGGGGAGCACGTAGGCCGTGGACTCCCGCTGGGTCTGGATGAAATGCCCCGTGGCGAGGAAGTTCTCCGCCACGCTCAGATACATCCGCCCGTCGGAGCCCACGTTGATGAAGCCCCGGCCCTGCGCGCGGTTGAAGGCCAGCATCAGCAGCGCCAGAGCCGCCGCGGGCAGCACGAAGGCCAGGATATAGCGCCGCCGGGCCCGGAGCGCGGAGAAGAACCGCCGGGGGCGGCTCGGAGAAGTGTCCATCATTTCCTCCCAATCGTTCACATTGGCGCGCCCAGCTCCTCCAGGGGCCGGTCCAGCGCGCCGATGGACCGGAGATAGTCCTCCAGCGCCCGGAGATCGGCGTAGCGGCGGACGCCGGAGGCCGCCGGGATCTCCCCCCGGGCCTCCGCCTCCTGCGCCGCCACCGGTCCGGGGCGGTAAAAGTGGTCCCGGGCCAGGTGCTCCAGCTCGTGCTCCAGGGCCGCGCGCCGGGTCTCGTCGTCGTAGAGGGCGTTGATGTAGACGGAAAAGCTGCCGTCGTCGTTGGGCAGCGTCACCCCCCGGACCGCCGGGGGGAGCTCGATCACACGGACGTAATGGTCAGGGATCCGCATGTCTCCCCCGCAGCGCCTCGATGATCCGCACCGCGGCCTCCACGTCCTCCCTGGCGGCGTTTTTGGTGAGGGAGAAGAGCATGCGCATCTCCGGCCGGTCCCGCAGGGCCTCCAGATACTCGGTGAGCTCCAGATCGCCGTTCACCAGGGGCGGCTCCGCGCGCCCCAGCAGGGCGCTGACGCTCACGCCGAAGAGATCCGCCATGGCCTCCAGGAGCCCCAGCTCCGGCTCCCGGTTCCCCCGCTCGTACATGCTCACGGCGGACTTGGAGATCCCCAGCCGCTCCGCCAGCTCCGCCTGGGTCAGTCCCGCCTCCCGGCGCAGGGCCGCCAGGGTCTCGCTGAAACCGGACATTTTTCATCACCTCGCCGTCATAATAACACAGTTCGTAAAATAATGTCAAGAAAAAATACACAAAACGTGTTGACAACCGGGACGGCGTGTGGTATAAGAGACATACACGAAACGTGTATCACATGGGGCCAACCGACATAAGGGCCTGCGAGCCCCGATTATTTTGCTCATGATGTACACGTTTCGTGTTTTTTCAAAGGAGGCAGGAAGGGATGCGATTTCAGGTGATCCGCCGGTGCCGGCGGACGGAGGAGGAGCAGCGGTACATCCATGCGGCGCTGGGGGTCTTCGCCCGGCTGCCCCTGGAGCGCCGGGAGCAGGTGCGCTCCCTGGTGGGGGAGCTCGCGGCCACGCCCCTGGAGGGGCGGGCGCTCTTCGAGCTTTTGACCCGGGGGGAGACGCCCCCGGTCACCGCGGCCCGGACGGGGGTGCCGGCCTACCGGCTCTACGCCCTGCGCCGGGCGTTTTACGACCGCTTCCCCCTGGGCTGAGGTGGAGACGTGGAAGAAAGGGAACTGACCGCCCGGCAGCGGCGCTTCGTGGAGGAATATCTCGCCGGCGGCGACGCGGCGGAGGCGGCCCTGGCGGCGGGCTACGCCCCGGGCACGGCGGCGGCCCAGGGGGCGCGGCTCCTCCGGGACCCCCGGGTGCAGGCGTACCGGCGGGAGCGAGAGCAGCGGCTCTATGACGCTCTGGGGGTGTCCCCGGCCTGGATCGGGCGGCGGCTGGTGGAGATCGCGGAGCGGTGCATGCAGGCGGTGCCCCACCTCTCCCGGAACCCGGAGACGAAGCAGCGGGAGCCGGACGGGGTCTGGGAGTTCGACCCCACCGGGGCGCTCCGGGCCCTCCACGAGCTCTCGGAGCACCTGCGCTCCCTCGCCCCGGAGGAGGACGAAACGGCCCCGGCGGCGCTGAGCTTCGAGGACTGGCTGGAGGCTCAGGACCGGGAGAGCCGTCTCTGAGGGGGAGAAGAGCATGGCCATGAACTACATGCCCCTGCCCTACGAGTTCTTCGAGGAGATGGAGGTGCTCACGGACGAGGAGTACGGGCGGCTGATCCGCTGGGGCCAGCGCTATGCCCTCACCGGGGAGCAGGGGGAGGTCCGGGGGAACGAAAAGTTTTATGTCAACCGCATGCGGATGCAGCTGGACCGGTTCCGGGAGCACTACGAGGAGGTGTCCCGGAAGCGGAGCGAGGCCGGAAAACGGGGGGCGGCGGCAAAGAAAAGCAATTGCCGGGAAACCGATACCGAAACCGAAACCGAAACCGAAACCGATACCGATACCGAAACCAAAACCGAAACCAAGACACTCTCCCGGAAAGAACAGGGAGAGGTGTGTTTGGTGAAGAGCGGCCCGCCCGACATGTTTGACGTGTTTACATACTGCCGGGACGAGGGGCTGGACGTGGACGCCGAGAGGTTTGTGGATTACTACCAGGCCAACGGCTGGATGATGGGGCGCGTCCCCATGAAGGACTGGCGGGCGGCGGTGCGGCTGTGGGATCAGAACGCGGGCGTCGTGTAAGAGGGAATACGGATCGCCGCGTCGCTTCGCTCCTCGCAATGACAGAGGAAGGACGGACGTTTCCGCTCCTTGTCATTCCGAGGAACCAGTGCGCACACTGGTGACGTGGGAATCCGTTTTTCCTTGGAGGCGCGGATTGCCGCGTCGCTTCGCTCCTCGCAATGACAGAGGAAGGACGGACGTTTCCGCTCCTTGTCATTCCGAGGAACCAGTGCGCACACTGGTGACGTGGGAATCCGTTTCTTATGGAAGGAGGAAAAGCGGTGGACCCGTTAATTGCCAGAGACTATATCGAGCACTGTTTGAAGATCCGCACGAAGAGCGGGGCGGTGGTCCCCTTCCGCCTGAACGCCGCCCAGGAGAAGCTCTACGCCGCGGCCCGCGCCCAGCAGGAGGCGGGAAAGCCCGTGCGCCTCATCATCCTGAAGGCCCGGCAGCTGGGCTTTTCCACCCTGACGGAGGGCCTGATCTTCCACGAGTGCGCCACGAGGCCCAACACCAACGCCCTCATCGTCACCCACCGGGAGGACGCCACCGCCAACCTCTTCCGCATGTCCAAGCTCTTCTATGACGAACTCCCGGACCCCGTCCGGCCCATGCTCAAGGCTTCCAACGCCCAGGAGCTCATTTTCGAGAACCCCACCCGGAGCGGGAGGGAGAAGGCGGAGCGGCCGGGGCTGCGGAGCCGCCTGCGCTGCGCCACCGCCGGGGGCAAGGGCATCGGGCGCTCGGACACCCTCCAGTGCGTCCACCTCTCGGAGTACGCCTTCTGGCCGGAGGGCGCCGACGGGAAGGCCGCCACCCTCACGGGCATATTGCAGGCCGTGCCATCCATGCCCGGGACGCTGGTGGTGATCGAGTCCACCGCCAACGGCTACGAGGATTTCAAGGAGCGCTGGGACGCGGCCGCGGCGGGAGAGAACGACTTCCGGGCGGTGTTCTTCGCCTGGTTCGAGAACCCGGAGTACGCCATGGAGCCGGCGCCGGGGACGGTGTGGACCCCGGAGGAGCGGGAGCTGATGGGGCGCTATGCCCTCACGGAGGCCCAGATGACCTGGCGGCGCTGGTGCATCGCCAACAACTGCGGCGGGAGCCTGGACATGTTCCGGCAGGAGTATCCTTCCAACCCGGACGAGGCGTTCCTCCACTCCGGCACGGGCGTCTTCGACAACGAGCAGGTGATTTTGCGCAGGGAGCTGGCCCCGGAGCCCATACGAAGGGGCAATTTTATCTGGGAGGAGACGGATTGCCGCGGGCCTTCGGCCCCCGCAATGACAAGGTGGCGGGACGACCCCGGCGGGGCCGTGCGGATCTGGAGGGACCCGGAGGAAGGACATCCCTACGTCCTGGGGGGCGACACCGCCGGGGAGGGCTCGGACTGGTTTACGGCCCATGTCATCGACAACAGCACCGGGGAGCAGGTGGCCAGCCTCCGGCGGCAGTACAGCGAGCCGGAGTACGTCCGGCAGGTGTACGCCCTGGGGATGTACTACAATCAGGCCCTCGTCGGCATCGAGACCAACTACTCCACCTACCCCGTCATGAAGCTCCAGGAGCTGGGGTACCCGAATCAGTACGCCCGGGAGCGGGAGGACACCTACACCCGGCAGGTGACGAAAAGCTACGGCTTTCGGACGGACCGGTTCACCCGGCCCCGGGCCATCGCGCTGCTGGTGGAGGTGTTCTCCGCCCACCCCCGGTGGTTCGCCGACGAGGAGCTTTTGGGGGAGATGCTCACCTTTTGCTACAACGAGGACCACCGGGGCGAGGCCCTGGCGGGGAAGCACGACGATCTGGTGATGGCGGCGGCCATCTGTTACGCCGTGCGGCACCAGCAGCGCATGAGCGTGCCGGAGGCCCCGGAGGTAAGGCGGGAGAAGCTCATCGCCAAGCTGGAGCGGCAGCAGCGCCGGGGACGGCGGCGGTACTGAGGACGGGAGATCCCTCACATTCGTTCGGGATGACAGGGGGGAAAGAGACGGATTCCCACGGCCGGCGGTGCCGGCCTCGGAATGACAGGGAGGAAAGACGGACGTTTCCCGTCTGTCATCCCCTGTAGGGGCGGGGCTTGCCCCGCCCGCCGTCTCCCCCAGGGAACGGATTCCCACGCCAGTGACATCGGTCACTGGCTCGGAATGACAAAGCGGGGGACGTTGGTCCCTCTGTCATTGCGAGCCTCCGCAGGAGGCGCGGCAGTCCGCCTCCCCCCTCCCCCTCCGTCAAAACGACGAAACGTGTTGCAGCCCCGGCGGGGAAAGGGCCGGGGCGCTTCTTTTTTTGCGATTTCCCCCCCATTTTTCCCGCCCTTCCCGATTTGTGGAAAGCGACGGAAAAGCTGTTAAACACAAAACGTGTATTCCTGCTACCATAGGACCATCCAAGGGAAACCACGCGGGCCGGGGCGGACACCGGCGGAAAGGAGTGCCTATGGAGGCATACGAAAGACCGGAGACGGTCGGGGAGGCCGTGACTCCCCAGGAGGAGGCCATCGCTCCCGACGAAGGCGAAACGGGGACCGACCTCGCCGAGCGGTCCGCGGGAGAGGGCCAGAGCCACGAGGAGAACCGCCGCTACCAGGCGGCCCGGCGCCAGGGCGAGCGCAGCGGCTACGACCGGGCGCTCCGGGAGATCAACGCGCGCATGGCCCGGAGCGCGGAGGACCGGGAGGCGGCTCTGGAGGAGTTCATCGCCCGGGACGTGGAGAGCTTCGCCCAACGCTTTCCCGGGGTGAGCCCCGCC